GGGGCAATCACTACCGCCGCCAACCATCGCGCGGTTTCCCACTTCGTTTGCATCTCATGTTCAATGATGCGTTGGAAACCTTGCCGTTTGTTTTGGAACTGGCGTGGCGTCATGTCGTACAATTCGCCAATCGTCATTCCCATTTCGCCCAACCCGATGGCTTCCAAATCATCCCACGTGAATGATTCTGCTTCGTGTTGGGCTGTTACTTTTTTTCAGCGTCCCCCGGTTTAACGAACGATTCCACAAAATATCCAACGCATTGTTCAATGATCGTTTGATCTTCGTCCAATAAGTCGGCCACGTCGTCCATCGTCATATTAAATTCGATTTTCTCCACACGTGCCCCGTCTTTCAATCCCGCCCAAATCAATGCGATGGCGTAATCAATAGACATTGAATCTTGCAATTGTGCCAATTCGTCCAAACCGATTCCCGTTTGATTGGAAAACAAACGCAATGCGTTGAATCCATATTTCACGGGGTATTGGTTGCCGTTTACTGTTATTTGTTTTGTCATTGTGTTGTGTTTTAGTAACGGGACGCCCAATGGACGCCCCGTGGTTTAGATTAAGCTACTGCCGCTTGTGTCAATGTGCTTGTCCCTTGGAAAGAGAATGAGAAGGTCGCGTTATCTTCGAACCCGGCATCATTGCTGAATTCTGTGAAATACCCTTGTCCACTGTACGCGTATTCGCCGCTTGATGTTGAACCGAATTTCACGTAAACTTTCGTTCTGTTTGAAACGAATGTGTAAATTTCGTCTGGTGTTGTTTTACCACTGTTTGAGTAAACAACCAAACCTTCGCCAGATAGCGTCCACGATTTTTGTCCTTCGAGAACTTCCATCCAACCCGCCGAATCTTTCGTCGATGTGTCGCGTGTTGCCATTGAAACCGCCAACGATGCCGATGTCATTTTTCCTATGATTTCGTAGGTAACGTCGTCTGACGATACTTGAATCACAACGTCGGTCGAATTCATTACTGATGTACTTGCCGCCATTTTTTATTCTTTTTTAAGTTTTTATTATTCTGAAAGTTAAATCAATCTCGACGCCGTAGGTTTCCTCATCTACATTAAACACCTCTGATTGGGTGTCGAACATACACGATTGAACCTCAACGCCCGAAATTGTTTCGTCCATACGAACGAACGTTGAACGAACATCGTCCACCGCCGTTTGTAATGTGCCGTAATTCGTCCCAACCATTGTGATGGAAACGTTTACGATGTCAATATGTGAATCGGCATCTTTTGAACCTTCCGTGCGGATGGATGTCGTGTCGTACACCGCAAACGGCGTTGCACCGCCTTGCGCCCCAATAACGGGGTAAACACGCCCACCAAACACGTTATTCAATGCCGATGTGTTGTCAAACTTGTATTTGATCACCTTCCCAATCATCGCATTCCCATTTTTTCAATGAATCCAAGTTTTTTGATTTCAGCTCTTAAATACTGAGTGAATGCCATTTTGATTCTTGGTGTGGCAAATCTTTCACCAATACGAATGGCGTTTGCCGCCCAACCGTAGTTCTGGCCTTTGTACCTTGAACCGTCTTTGAATCTAAGCCAACCAAACGAAATGAAACCGGCAAACCAACCGCCTTTTTCTGGGTGTCTATATGCGCCCGTTTTGCGTGGGCCGACCGATGCAACGATTGAATCGACGCCGGGTTCTTGCTTTGGAAACTTTACCGCAATGGATTGTTTCAATTGCCCCGGAATGATTTCAGCGTACACGCTTCCGTTGCGGTACACTGCAAACACTTCATCAGAATCAGTGATTTGCGATTTATACAACCGAACAACTGGTTTCAATCCCTTTTTGGCGGCCTTCTTTAACACACGTTTGCGCGTGCGTTCTTCAAGGCGTTTCAATTGCTTGCGCAATTCCTTATCACCAACCATTTGAATCTTTATGTTATTCATGCCGCGTCGGTGTATTCGCAACGAATCATTTGGAATGCCTCACGTGCATCCGCCGATTGTATTGCGTGAATCTTGTATGTAATGTTGTTGTACACAATGCGCATTTGCTCATTGATGTCCGAACGGTAACGAATGAAGAAATCCACACGTTTCGTTGCGGAAATCATGTCGCCGTTTTCAGCTTCATTCCCGACCTTTTCAACCACTTTCGCCCACACGGTCGCCAACGTGACAAACGATTTGGTCTTTTGCCCAAATGCGTCCGTTGACGTGGTGAATGACTGAATCGTGATTCTTCGGTCTAATTGTCCCGCTTGGTCAATCATTAGAATGTGAATATGCGATACGGGTTCCACAAATACTCTGATGCCGTTGGCAACTGTTTCACGCGATCGTTTCTTTGATCGTACAAATCAGAAATCACCAACATCATTCCTTGAATCAATGGTTTCGGAATCGCGGTCACGTCCGTTCCCACTACATAACGCACAATCACTTGGTTGACAACACCCGCCGCCGCAAACCAACCCGATACAGATTGAATGCGTGCCGGCTCGGAAATCAAGTCCGTCACATACGCGTCCGTCGAAATCGTCGTTTCTGAACCGATTTCGTCCACATACTTCACACTGGAAATTGATGCAACGGGGCCGCGTGATAAATATATCAGATTGGACAAGTTGTTCCAACGGTTTGTCGGGAACTTGTCGAAATATTCATCAACGGTCGTTGTGACCAAAATGCGCCGCGTGTATTCTTCACACATTTGACGTGCCGCCGTAATCAATGCCGAAATCAATGTATCGTCATCGCTATGGTCGACGCGAAGGAAATTCTTCGCCTCTGTCAATGTGATTGGTTCACTGGCCGCCGCCGTTACAATATCAATTGCCATTTCTTAACGTGTTTGCTTTGATGTGGTTTTCTTCACCGCTTTTTTTGCGCGTTTCTTTGGTGGCTCTGCAATCGCCTCACAAAAACCCGCGTTCAAAAAGTCTGTCAATCTTTCTTCGGAGTGGATTTCCACCACCGCGTTTTTGCGGTAGTGGAATCCAGAACCCGAAACAGATTTCAAAAATCTGACCTTCATATTGATTAGGCTTGAATCAAGTGTTTCACTGCACGTGTGTCAAGAACCTTCGCATCTTTACGAGCGTACGCCACGAAACCAACTTCTAGTTCGTCCATGTAACGTTCGTTCAAACGTACCATTTGTACACCTCCGGCGCTACGAACAACGTATTTGCTGAAATCAGCCGCAACCAATGTTTTCTGACCGGTTGTGATTGCTGATGCCATATCGTTGTTGTAGTACACGTTGTAACCGAACAATTTGTCTGGTTGACCCGCTTCCATTGAAGGAATGAAGATTGGGAAATCGTTGCTTGAACCGATACCCAATGCACGGATTGCCGCGATTACGTTGTCGTGTGCCATCAAACCGAATGTTGGTTTGTTGCGGTAACTTGGGTCAATGCTGTGGATTAGATCCAAAATATCGTCAGCCGCGATTGCCGTAGCTGATGCCGCAGTGTTCCCCAATGAAGAACCCGTCACAATCCCTTGTGGTTGGCTTGAACCGGTACCCGTTGTGAATGCCGCGTTTGTAGCACGTGCGATTCTTTCGCCCATAGCTTCAGCAAGGAAACCATTTAGGTCAAACGCGTTGTCTTGCAATAATTGCATTGACACTTTCACTTGGCTTGCGTAGTTGTACGCGCTCAATTGAGCGTTGGCAAACGTCATATCTTGAACAGTTACCGCCGCCGCTTCGCTGATTAGGTTCGCATCGGTTGCCGTGTCGTTAATTGTAGGGTAATCCAACAATGCGCCA